ATCCGTAAAATTAGGTCACAAAATTAATGATACATATGTCTACAGTGTCAAAAATATTAAATCTTGTTTTCGTAATTTTAAATTAATTATACAAAAATATATTGATAATGATTATACCCAATATTTATTAATTGAATCTATTAATAAACAATGTGTTAGATGTAATTATATCAAAAAACTTAAAAATTTTAAATATACTAATAACCTTTGCACCAAATGTTTCAAAACTTCAGTTGTTATATCATAACTGTATACAAATATTTATAAATAAATAATAACTTTTCAAAATAAAACATATTATAATAACTCTACAAATAATTAGGTTTGTTTAAATTTAAAAATAAATATATAATAATAAGTTTAAAAATTAATCTGATGATATTATGTTTTAAAGTTAAACATATCATAATAACTTTAAAAATAACCAGATGATTAGTATTTTTAAAATTACACAAACCAAATTAATTTTAAAATTAAACATATTATAATAACTTTAAAAATAACCAGATGATTAGTATTTTTAAAATTACACAAACCAAATTAATTTTAAAATTAAACATATTATAATAATTATAAACATAAATTTGATGATATTATTTAATTTTAAAATTAAACATATCATAATAACTTTAAAAATAAACATATCATAATAATTATAGAAATAAATTTAATAATATTATTTAATTTTAAAATTAAACATATCATAATAATTTTAAAATAAATATAATGATATTATTTTAAAAAGTACTAAGATTATTGATTAACATGAGTAAATCGTTGACATAATTCTGGGCACTGATTTTGAAGTAAATATGTTTGATGTAATTGATTTTTAAGTTTATTATATAATTAAATAATTCTTTCATAATCCGCAGTATAGATAACACCATAATATTTTAATATTATATTAATGAATAGATCACATGTATAAGATTCAACAAGATGTAATATTTTAGGATTATATAATTTTGGATCTCTATTATCAGTATTACAATATTAATACATTGATTATTTGGGTAAACAGATAATACTTGATCAAGAAATTTATAATCTCCTTCTGTTATTATTACACTTAAAATAAAATCATATACTAACTTATTTAATTTACATAAATTAATAATAAATTTTTTGTGAAATATATATACATCACATATTATTTATTATTTCTTTCAAATTTGTACTTATCAATTCATAATTACAATATTCTATTAATCCAGTCACATACTTAGTATTCAGTCTGTTGTCCTAACAATCCTTGTTGATATACTGTGTCTGATGTAATGTTGTCACTATTATTATACATTAGTCAATATGTCCGGTCAATCAATATATTATATACATGTTTATTTGGTTGAACACATTTAAAATAGTACATTAGATTTTGTTCAATAAAACTATATTGATTATTTTGAAATTAATCATGTTCTTGTGTCCAATTAAAATATTTATATTTTTAAATAATCCAGTTGTTATAATATACTTACATAAATCAGAATCTTTTATGAATCAATTGGTTTCAAATAAACTAAAAATATATGTAACTATTAATGAATTTGTTTGGATATACTTATCGAAGTTTGGTATCATTTGTGTTATTATATTTAAATAACCATTTTATTATATCATCTGCTTTGTCATAATATCTATCACTGGATGGTAACTTCCTGATTTCAACAAATCAGTTAATGTAGTCATCATAAAAATTTATTATCTAGATTAATTCAAATTTGAAATTGGAAATACTAATTACGATTAATATTTATAACATTTAAATTTTTTAATATAATTATAATATCCAAATAAGTTTATTTAAAACTAATATATAATTGAAATAATCTAATTACTCTGCCCTGTGAACATTGGCCTGTCACCATATCAGTAAATTGTTCATTTAAATTTTGAAAGAAATCAGGTGAATCTATTTTTTGAAAATGGATCAATATCAGGACATCTTCAGCAGACATGTGATTAGTCTGATCATAATTAGCAGGTTTTCCAATATCTGAAATTATGATATCAAGAAGTTTTTTTCCAGAAATATTCAAGTGTTTATTCCAATTATGTGCTAGGTTAGTTAATATTTCAAGTTTATCTAAATTACTGAAGTCTTTTTTATATTTATTAAGTTCAGTAATTATTTGTCCATCAAATAGGTGAATGTTCATTTGAGAGTTTTTATACCTCCTATTTTTTATTTTAATTTAAATTTGATAATTTTAATCCCCATCTATTTCTAAATTATTGATAACGTCAAATTTGTAATATAATATTCATGGTTTGATTCATCAAATTTGACGTTATCATATAATATTAACTTAATTTTTTAGAAGAAAAAAAAATGTTAAAAATATTTTTTTTTCTAAAAAATAAATGAGTTTTATATATAAAATTACATCAATTACACAAATTGATGATAATACATTTAAATTAACATCAGATAATGATGAGACTATATTTCTTACTCATACAGGAGTAATTAATTTATTGTCTGATTCAAGTACAAAAGTACATATTGAATTCGAAAGTATTCATCATGATTATGATGAGGCAGTTAGTCAAAAAATCAAAATTTTTGATCGAGATTCAAATTTCAAACCATTAATTGATTTTATGGTTAATGATACACCTATTTCAAAAGGTTTATATGATATCCATTGGATTAAAAAATATTTTAATTTATCATCTGTCAACGAACTCAATAAATTGGGTACTTCATCAAATATTAAACTTACCACTTGTACTAAAAATCTTATTAATAATATACCTGTACCTAAACAAAAACATATTCCGTTGTTTTGTCAATATCTAAATACTAACCGATATAATATTTATTTTTGGATTAAAAATTATCCATATTTATTAAAACATGGATCCATATAATTAAATATGATGTTCATTAAATTAAAAAATATTTTAATTTATCAACCAACTCAATCAATTACGTACTAAAGATATTTTTGGATTAAAAATTACATATTATGTTGACAAATACGATATGTATGATTATTATATTATTTTTTCATAAGAATAAAATATAATAAATGAATATAATAATATAAAAAACAACAAAAATTATAAAATATATTGTTGTTAATATCGTATTCCAAATTAATATATACATATTTGTTCTAATAAAAAGGTATTACATTTTCGGATATACTTGATTTGATGTTTGTTCCAACTATTCCTTGAAATCCATCTTGAATAACCAAATACCAAATTTATGCCCAATACTCCACTGGTATGTTCATCATAGCATATATTTTCAATATACTCAAGATTCGGAAGAAATACCGATATATTAATACTTACTATTTTTTCTTATATAGTTGATAATAATATGTTTATTATCAGATCGTTGATTTGATTGTTTAACCTGAATATTCCATAACATCTTAAGTCTCTTCTTAATTTTTGTGTAATTATTTATACAACATTTGTTATCATGGTCCATTTCGTCGTGTTTATTTATTTAGAAAATGTGTATGATGTTGGATTAGAATCACCTAACTTAATATTACCATTATAAATATTAACATATAATTCATTGATAAGTTTTTTTTAAGTTGATAACTTAATATAACTAAAACTATTATTATTACCAATAACATATACCATACTACAGTATACATTTAAAATTAAATGTGATTAAAAATTTATATATATATATATTTAAATTAAATAGTAAAATGATTTTTTTTTAATAATTTTAGATTAAAAAAATGGTGATACGAGATAAATTAATTGGTGGATTTATAGGAATGTGTTTGGGAGATGCACTAGGAGCGGCACATGAACGTCGAAAGAATGAGTACACTGGTGTGTTGGATAAACCAACTACAGCAGCCGGAAGATTTCAATCACCTAAATATTCAGCAATCGGGCAAGTGACAGATGATGCATCAATGTCAATTGCATTATTACAATGTATATATGACAATAATGGATATGATGAAGATAACGTAATATTTGCATATTTAAAGTGGGCTAATTCGAATATGCCATTTTTAGGAAAGAATACTCGAAATTTATTCAAGGGAATTAAAACAATGAATGGTTACATTTCCAGATATAAGAAATTTTCATCCGTTGACATTGAATCGAATGGTTCATTAATGAGAGCTTATCCATTAATATTGTTATCATTATGGGATCAAGATATTTATAAGTATGGACTGGATGATACTATTTTGACTAATCCGTCACCAATTAATCAAGATGGTGTGCTGATATATCTGGCAGCTGGAAGATTAATATTAAAGAATATTTATACTCCACAAGAAATAGTAACAACTTGTCATGGGTTGTGTCAAACCGATGAAATTAAAAAAGCAATAGGAGATGCAATAAATGGGGAAAAACGAAATATTATTAAAAATAAAGGATGGATATGTCACGCAATATATATTAGTTTTTATGTTTTATTCAGAATAGACAATTTCAAAGAAGGAATTGATTATATTATCAATCAGGGTGGAGATACAGATACGAATGCGTGTATTGGTGGAGGATTATTAGGATTAGTGTATGGTTATGATAATATGATTATGAATAATATAACTGCTAAAAATGTAGATATTATGCTCAAATCAGATTCACTGACTGGTGAAATTCATATGGATATCATGTATCATCCAAAATCTGGATTACATCTTCTTGAAATAATTCTTGATAAATTTTCAGATAAATTAATTGATGTGTATCAAACATCATAATATTAATTTATTTTTTTTGATATATAAATATCACAACCGTATCATGGTTCCAGTAATACCCACACATTTTAAAAATTTTGAATTACCAATTAAGTCAGATTCACTGTCTGGAGATATCATATATCATTCAAAATCTGGATTACATATTCAGACAAATTAATAGATGTGTATCAAACATCTATTAATGTATTTTTTTTGATATATAAATATCAGCATATTTTGAATTATCAATTAGGTCAGATTCACTGACTGAGGATATGATGTATCATCCAAAATATGGATTACATCTTCTCAAGACAATATTAATGTATTTTTTTTGATATATAAATATCACAACCGTACCATGCTTCCAGTAATACCTGCATATTTTGAATCATCAATTAAGTCAGATTCACTGACTGAGGATATAATGTATCATCCAAAATATGGATTACATCTTCTCAAGACAATATTAATGTATTTTTTTGATATATAAATATCCCAACCCTACCATGGTTCCAGTAATACCCTCACATTTTAAAAATTTTGAATCACCAATTACCCCAGTTATAGCATAACCAAATGTTGATACAAAATAAACTTGGAGTGCTCCGAGACATTCCTCCTTCGATTATTATATATTCTGATTGATTCATTGTCATATCATAAAATTAAAAATAATAATTCACATCAGATCATCTTTTCT